CTACGCGCACCTGCTGGCGATTCTTGTGCTGGCCGCTTCGATCGCCGGGCTGGCGTATCTGCTGATCAACGAAGATCGCGCCTTGCAGCGCGATGCACTGACGCGCGACGTCGATACGGTGGCGCAATCCTTATCGCTGCGGCTGCAAACGATCACCGAAGCCAGCACCAGCATCGGGCTCGAAATCGGCGGTGCGAAATACAGCGCCTGCCCCTCCACCCAAACGTCAAACCCCTCACCTTCCGACAACCTCACGAGCAAGTCCCATTCCGTCGTAAAGCGGCCATGCTGATCCAGTGTCAATCGAGACCGCCCATTCTGGTAGTCCCTCCCAACCAGAGTGCTCGTCTGTGAGACAACGGCTCGCAGGCCGCGTCTCCCCGCCAATGTCGTCGCGATCTGGCTGGCCGTCTGATTCTCAAAAGTCTCCTGGGTACGCGCCTCGATGAAACGCGAGGTCAAGTCTCGTCCATCGACCCTTAGCCGGCCGCGGCCAACATCAATTTCAATATCGTCGACATCGCCAACGATGAGCGCCGCCCAAGCGCCGCTCAACCCAAGCCTGATCTCGACTATAAACGATCTACCGGAGCTAAAGACCGGACCCGCCAAGTCCAAAGCTGCCGTGACACAAAAGCGGTTTGCCGACAAATGGCTGTTTGCGTCAATCTCGATGTCCAGCAGACCGGGAAGCGAAACACCGTTAACCAGCACCACGGCCGCGGGCGCTCGCCCATTATCCTGGACCAATACCACCTCCAGCCGAGGCGTCCGCCTCGGGCAAAAGTAGAACAGCCACACCCGACAACCAGGGGTCAGTCAACCCGTTCAGCGCCGCCACCCTGTTCCATTGCGTCGCGTCATGCAAAAACGTTGCTGCCACGTGGAAAAACGTCGTGCTTGAAACGCTGATTTCGGTCGGCATCATATAATGCCTTGTAGGTTTTCAATAGACCTTTGCAAATAACCCTGCGCGACTGCAAATTGCGCGATCGTCCCGCTGGCACTCACCAAAGCCCCTATGTCCGATGAGTCCAATATCGCCTCCGCGCCAGATAACCCAGATGATACCTCAGCACTGGCTGCCCTTACACCAGCCAGAATACCCGGAATAGCCCCACTCCCCGGATCCAGGGCGGCTGTTGCGCCGGCCTCCGTCAGCACGCCGCTCAGACCCACCCAGGCATTGGCTGAATTCAAATCCGCCAACACAGTATTGGCCGCTGAATTTATATAACTCTCAAGTGGCTGCGAAAGGTCTGCTAGCACAGTACAGGAGATCTCATAAGTGATCCACCAGGGACTCTGAAACTCCAGGCTCAAAGACGTAATGACAATCTGATACGAAAATGCCTCCCAGGACAACGGCAATGGCAAACCGGCGGCTCGTTTCGCATCCAAACTCCGCGCGCGTTCGCTCGCGGCAGGTCCCGCCAAGACGCCATGCCAAGAAATGGCGCAATCGTCGCGGCCCATGGCATCAATAACCCTTCCGCCACCGAGAAGCTTATGAACGGCGGCTCGCTGTGCACCTCCAAAATGCAACGTGGCCGGAACCTCGAACCCATCCATTTGCAGATCGCCTAGCAGGAAACGAGCCATTATCCCCCCACAGTCGCGCCAGGCAGCAAACGGCTTCGCCGCGCATCAAACCCGGTCGGACCCGCTTGCGCTCTACCCGCTTCCTGATTCAAAAACCTGGATATCCAGCGCCCCACGAGTGTGCCGTCAAGATACACGTCACCTTCGGTGGGTCGCATCTGCGGCGCTGGCGCAGTCTTGGCCACAGAAGACGCATAAGGCGCCTCTCCTGGCCGCGCCTCAACAGAATAGGCGGGTGCAGCCGGTCTCATCATCTCTGTAAAGTCATTCGCGGCCGGACCATCATGTACAAATTCTCGTCTAACACCTGCTTCGGGCCTGGCCAACGCATCCGACCGAGCGCCTGGTGCGCCGACATACCCCGGCCTTTGCGGAGCAACGCTCCCAACCGCGCCAGCGTCGGGAAAGTCAGCCTTCAACCAACGGCCAGCAACAGCAGTTGCAGAGGGCGATGGTTGCGGCTTCATTGGATAAGTGACATCGCTGCTACCAGTCTGATCCTTTTCACGCACTCCCTCGGCGATGGGCGCTGGTGAAAAAGCCCGTGGAGCCGACGCCGGTAACGAGAGTCCTGGCATCAACATCTTTTGCGGTAGAGACAAACTGCTAGGCCGCTCCACATCCACTCTGGCCGTCTCAGGAATCGCTCGCGCTACGAACTTACTGCCCTCCGTCGATGGGTGCGGTTCCTGCCGCGAAAGCTCGACCTCAGGAGCCGCAGGCGGCTCCTGACGAAACGTCTGCGTCCTCTCAACGATGGTTCGCCCCCGCGCCTCAGGAGTTGCCTGCTTCTGCAATGATGTCGTAACAGTCGCAGGGACAGCGACGTTCTTTCCGAGATCTAAGTTCCGTTCTTGTCGATCTCTCGTCCTCTTCTCCGTCGCCGCAGGGCTGGAACTATCCACCCAACCACTCGCCACCTGGCGTAAACGTTGAACGGGTACACCGTATGTCGAAATCACCCGCTCAAGCTGCGCCATCTGTGTTCTGGCGCGCTCGATACCTTCCGAAACGCCGTCCCGCAGCGCCAAAGTAATACCTATTTCATAAGCCTCTTCGCTCATTGAAGCCTCCCTGCAATTCACTTGTTAAAGCCGCAACGACATCCTTCGACGCAAAGGATGCCGCTTCAACAACAGAAACACCGCGCTTATCATGGATATAGGCTAATTCAGACCGCGAGGAGGCCCGACCTTGACAAACCAACGACAAGCGGAGCCCCTCCCCCCGGACCTCCAGTCCACCCTCACGCGCCTGCACCCGCGCTGCCCGGAGCCGGCTCATTAACGCCTTGCCCGCACTGTGCAGGGCAGCCTTCAAGACTTCTTCCACTGCCGGGCACTCCAATCATATTCGAACCCATTGAAACGGCCCATCACAATCACCCAGGCGGACCGCTCTCCCGGCGAAAGACTGAACGCAACGTCGAAAGGCACCCCGTTCTTGACCAGATACAGACAATCAACCAGATCGGGGTGCCCGCTCAGTTTCCCTGCTCGGTACTCCCACAATCCAAAGCCGGCGTCTCCGCCAATGCTGCTGCTACCGCAGCAATTCCTGTATCTCCCAGTCGGCCAACAAGCCCCTCAACTTGGCCTTCCGTGACAGGTGCCGGCACCGGCACCGTATCGATGGCGACAACGCAGGAGGCTAGCATCGCCATCCCAAGATACGCGTTATTTTGCGACAATGTCGGACCAATGGCTTTAAACAACCGCAGCCTGTCCAGCGCGGTCAATCGGCGCAACACCAGCTCACGGCCGTCTGAATCTCTGACGACTAGCGGAGCCAAAGCAGCCGCCACAATCTGCGCGCTCGGCCCTACCATCAGATACGCTGCCTCTGCGTTGCGAAAAACTCGAGTTTTTGTTTGACGGACGCATCGCCCTTCCAAGTCCCCGCATTTACCAATTTGAACACGACGCCGTTATATTGGTAGGTGGAGGTGGAACCGTCCACTTCTGCCACGTATTGGTAAATCGTTCCTGCCGGCAAAGTCCCCCGCGTCAGAAAAGCCTGTTCCGACGCTGCGATAAAGTCGTCCACCGCGCTCGTCCCGCGCTCCACTTCAAAGCTACCCTCCCAGCCTTTCGGCAACTCAGCGCCCATCGGTATTCCATCAAGGCGATCCAATCGGACAGATTGCGTTACCTGCCGGCTTTCGAAACCTGTCACATATGTCAGATCCACACGCCCTTGCGGCCCCATTACCACCAACTGGCAATCGCGCCCGATCGAAAATGAATTGATCGGCATTTATAGCCCTTCCGCTCGAGACGAAATGATGGTTAAAGTCCAAAGGAACTCGGCCGCGCTCAGCGCGTCAGGCTGTGCCACCTGGCAAGACCTGCCGCTGGATAGCAACAGTCTGGCCACCCTCCACATTCACAACAAACTTTTCATTAATGCTCTGAAACTGAACCTGCGCATTGCTTTGGACAAAGCCCAAGCTCGTCCGGCTTGCTGGATTGTTGCTCAGATCGCAAATCACACTGAACGGCAAGGCACCGTTGACGCTGCCTAGAATTCCCTGTCCATACAGATTCTGGAGGAAGCTGAGTTGGGTCGAACGGACTTTCTGGAACAGAGAACTATTTATCACCTGGCCAACAAACTTTCCCATGCCTGCCGCAAGGGTCGCCGCCACATAATTTGTTAGCCTCGTATAGTTATCGCCGTTTATCGCCGCGTTGGACGAGCTGTTATGCCCACAGCGCACACCCCAATACGCTCCGCCCGGCTGAGGATTTGCAATCACGTCAATACCGCTTTGGAACAGCATGGCCAACTCAGCATCACTGTACGTCGTCGTCTGCCCACTCCCGGGTACGCCAGAACGCTGCGTACCCACAACACTATACAGCGGCTTGTTGAGGCTCGACTGCTCCGGCGACAAATTTGCCAACCGCCCAGCAACGAACCCTTGAGGCGAGACAATGCGCATCAAGCCGTTTGCCTGATCGCTCCAGTACACCCAGTCACCGAATAAGAGTTTTGCTGCGTAGGAGTCGAGACCAGCCTGCTGCTTCAATGACACCGCATTGGCGATACTCTGACCCATCGATCCGGTCAGGATCATGTAAATCCCTTCCGCCACACCGAAGGCCGCTTGCGTGGTCCACTGCGTGGCATCGTCCACATCCGCCAGCACTCCAAGGCCGCAGGCTTGCGAGCGAAGCGCATACATACCCGTGCGCGGAATAGTATCTTGTCCGACAATACCTGACGATGTCACATTGGCGGCACCATCGCTCCCGCCTCCCAATCCCTGTGGACCAAACGCGGCGGCAGCCGACGCCGTGGCTGTGCCCAAAGACGCAACTAGTATCTGCGACGGTCCACGCAGCGGTCCGTTCCCAAAGTTGATTGCCGTGGCAAGACTCTGCCAAAAGCCCGCTGGTGTAGCACCCGGAATATTGGAGAAGACTTCTGGCACCAGACCAGGCATTGACACTGTCAACTGCCATTGTCCCGGAACGGCGCTCGCCATCAGAGAGACCGTGACGGCGTTGCCCAGCGATCCGGTATATCGTGCCGTCAGCAGAAGAGCATAGGCTGTCCCGGCCAACCCGACCGCGTAATTAGCGGCGGAGTCGGTCCCGTCGCTCACCCGCACGCACCGAAAGTCAGATGCGCCCTGCTGTACGGCTGTTGCAACGGCTGTACCCATATCGTATTTCCGGGCGACAACCAGGCCAAACGCCGATGCATAGTCAGCCATCGTTCCAATCGCCACAGGCTGGTTAAGCGGCCCCCAGGAGGACGTCCCGACAATGCCAATGACATTCGTAGGGACACCATTCAGAACCAAGTTCTGCGGCGCAACGATTTGCACATAGAGATCCGGCACCACAAGTGACGTCGTGTTGAGTGCGCCTTGCTGATATATGGGCATGCTCAGTTCTCCTCCTTCGGCTCACGCGTGGTGGACTGGGATGACACCCGAACCACGTCGTGAACATGCGGCCCGAACAGCGTATCGCGGACTGCAACTGGGTCCGCCAACACATGTCCCACGGCATAGGGTCCGAACGGCCGAACCACCACCAACGTAATCGCCAAATCGTCCTCCCTCATGCATAAATGTCGATGTCGTCGGTCTGTAGGTCGCCAAAGAGCATAGAAGCGACGGATTGCACGGACGTCGTTCCATACTCCACGTCGAACAACAGATCCCGGCGATACAGATGAGCGTCCTGGCCATCATCAATGCTTACCGTCGACCGGTATCGTACCTGGCCCGCAGTTCCGTCGGCCAGGACCAGCAAGCTTTGCGCCGCGAACGCGCTCCCAAGCGCACTGCAGACCTGATCCCGGCTACCCGGGTCAGGACACCACACCGATAGGCGGAACCCCTGCTCCTGACGGCCCCATTCGGTGAGGACGTTCGCGTCTGCAGTAACCCGGCCCTTCATTCCTACAGATCCCGGAACGTCAAGGGTCGTGCCCGAAAGCCAACAGACCCTCGTCCTCCCGATTGTCTCGGCAAGAACGGCGGCCACCAACGCAGCTGTGTCCCCATCCTGCAACCGATGCACAAACGGCTGCCCGTCGATTAACAAGCCAGCGAGCTGGCCCGCTCCACCAGTGCCGCCAAACACCGCTGACGTCGCGGTAACTGCGACAGTCAGCGACGGACGGCCTAGCGACGTATGGACCGCGGTACCCCATCGTGTTGTGTTCCGCGTGGCACCTGGAACTGCAAAAACGCTGATGTTTACAATTCCCAACTCGAGATCTCGGTCGAGTGCCCCACGAACTGGCCATCCCCGATATACCCTCGTCGGCTTTCCGGTCAGGCTCGGCGCGCCGAGACCATTGGCATAGACGACTGACAGGGCAAATGCAGAGAGCGCCGATTCGACATCCGACAAGTCCGCCACGAGCAGTCACCCCATATCTGTCAATCTGCAGCCGCCATTCATGCACTCACTCGCAGAGCTGTTAGCCGCCAACCAAGCGTGCCCTCCTCGACCGCGCCAACAACGTATGCGCCATTGGTATCGTCATTGATCAAGTCACCGGCCTGTATGCCGAAGCTGTACGGCGGCAACAGAACTGTCCATCCTCCCAACCGAGTACCCTCAAAGCTCGCGGAAGCCGAACGCCCTCCCGCCTCGAGCAGGCTAGCGCACCACTCGGTAAGAATGGGCGTTGCGGATACTGAATAGAACCCACTATAGCCGCCGCTCACCGAAGCTGCAGGTCTGACAATACTGACGACCCGGTTGGTTATCACGCATTGCGCCGGCAAACCTGGCTTCTGCGACGCAATAAAGAACGTTGCATCATCTCCCACCAGATAATCGCCGGCTTTCGTGTAGGCTGTATCGTATACGCCTCGCCACAAAGGCATCCCGTATCCAACACTGCCCCCGGCACCGCTCGGAAGAAAAAGGGCGCACAAGTCGACAATCCGATTTTGCGAGACGATCGGCCGCACCGTCGTCTTCGGCCGATACACGCTCACCGGCGCTCCCGAGTTACGTGCTGCAACTCCCATGCCCCTGCCAATGCGGTCCTGCAGTCTTGCGGCATTCATCACACGGTCCAGTTCACGTTCGCAAAACCCAGGCCATCCCCGGCCACTACGCCAAAAAAGCTACACAACCGGCGGCGCCACTCATCTAGCAACCTCAATCTGTCGCTGACTTCATTCGCATTGTGCTTCCAACTTGCTGCACTGTCGGAGTCAAGATTCTCGCTCGCCTGTGGCACCGCCATTTCTAGTTGAAGCAGCGTCGTCAGGTAGCTGACTGCCACACCTATTTCCGTCGGAGAAAGATTGTTCATCCGATACTCGAGCAGTCCGTAAGCAGTATAAAAACGCCAACCAGCATTCCCGGCGGGTGCTGCGCCATACGCCGGATAGCCGCAAAACCGCCTCACATCTGTTTTCTGTTGATCGGTCAGCATGCACCCTCCCGCGGTTCAGAAATGACGAAACGCCGGCATTTGCCGGCGTCACCTCGTCAGATGATCGCGCTCACCCCATGTGTTCGATCATCACTGCCCGCTTGTAGCTGGCGTTGGTCGAGGTCGGTACCACCAAGCTGTTCGTCGTCGTATCCGATGGCGCACAAAATCCACCGATCCAGTACCAGGACTGCGCGATGATCTGCTGCAACCGATCAATCGGTTCCCGCGTCACCATGCAAACCCCGTCCACCATCGAGACAATAGCGTCCTTAGGCGCCACGTCGTCCGCCGCCATACCGGCGAAATCGCCTTCAATAAGGGCGCCTTGCCCCACAACAATCGGCCTACGGATAATTGCGCCTGCGATGCTTGGATGAGGTTGCACATAGGACTCGGTTGTCAACACAAAACGTAACCCAAGGAACTCATTGACCACGCCCTGCCCAGGCCGGAAAATCTCATTGGCTGATGTGGAGCCGATAAATAGCCGTTGGAAGTCCTGATCGGCAAAAAGCTGCCTTGCACTGATCGGGTCAAGATAACAATTATACGCTCCATCAATGTCCGGGACGGCGTTAACACGCAGACCCGCCACCGCATCGAGGATATTTGTCATCGACAAGGTGTCGCCCGACTGCAAAGCGCTCGTATTAGTCCGTGCGTTCGGCCGTAGGATCAACGATCCAGTCGCGGCCTGAACGCTATTGCCGGCTGTGCCATCACTCACCGAAACGGGTGTCGCCAATGTCAGCGAACCACTCTGGCCGCCAGGCACCGTCGAAACATTCGTCGCATCCGGGCCGGCTCCCACGACCGCATATGTATTCCCTCCGATCGTCACCAGAAGCGGATTGACCGAGTTCACCCCTTGTTGGACGCCGTTGACGAATACTAACTGAAAGCCGCGGATATCGTCCACCGTAACCCCGGGCCCAGACGCAGCCAGGGTCGAACGCACACGCGTATTGCCGCCAAAATACGCGGTAAATAAGGCATTACGCGCCAGGTCGTCCAAACTGCGTGCAGCCTGCTCACCATTCACATAAGCATTCTGGAGGAAGAGACTTGCAATCCCCACTCGGCTCGTCACCATGTTCAAGTCCATAGTCGCCGCGTAGTGGTTCAACGTCAGTGTAAACTGCTCAACATTCCAAGACCCCGGAGCCAAACCATTATCCAGGTTTGTGTTCATGGAGGCAGATATCGGTGTCGTCACGGCTGGCTTCAGGCCAGCCCGTGTCTTCGTCAAGGTCTCACCGATACCAACCGAAAACTCCTCGCGATCCGCGCACGCCCGATACCCGATGCGTGAGCGCAGAGCTTGTTGAAACTCACGCTCCAAAAATCCCTGCTGGATGATCGGCTGAAGCGCAGATGGAAAGTTCGATATGCTCATCACAAGCCTCCAAAAAGAATGAGAGCCATAAGGCCTTCGGGGATAGTTTGAATCGAAAGGCCGTCTGTCATGGCGAAGAACAGTCGGTGGAAGAACACACCAGAGGTGGCAGCGAACATCACGCTGCTGGCTTCGGGCAATGCTGGGCCACGCGTTAGCGCCGGCGCAACAGGTCCGCTCGGGCGGCACGCCATTCCTCTAGGCTCATATCGGTCGCCAAGCGCCGCCGTGCCGGCGAAGCAATCGGCGCTGTTGCCATACTGCTGGAATGCGATGCTCCAAACAGCCACGGCTTTTCACGACGAAGCTTGGCAATTACCTCTGATGCTCCGCCGCTCCCGGAGTCGACCCGTCCGGCCCAGACGTCCGGATCAAGCAGTCGCAGCCCGTCCATATCCAGAATCCCCGCACGGGCCGCCTCGGCCTTCAGATCGGCCTGCCGCAACTGCACGGTCGACCGCATTTCCGCCTCCAGCAACTGCTGTTCGAGCGCCTCCGCCCGAGCCCTCAGCGCACTCACAGCCTCGCTATCGCCGCCATCCGCTTCAGCCTCACTCATTCCGCCTCCTCAAGCTTGATCTGCCGCATTTCTGCGGATACGTCCTCGATATCGTAACTTGCCGCTAGAACACGCAGCGCCGTCTCCCGGGACATCTGCTTCGCTGCGACCAGTGAAATTAGCGTCTCCGCAGTCCGCTGACCATCGAGTGCGTCGTCGGGATACCAGTCTGGCCAACGAAGTGTCACGATTGACGCCAAGGGGATCGGCAGTAAATGCCGGCCCTCAGCGCGCAACTGATAGACGTTGCTCGCTCGAATGATCATGCGCGCCAGAGATAGCAAGGCAACCTGCCCATAACTCACTCGAAGATTGTCTGCCAGCCAGAGCAATCCCTGGTTCATCAATTGCAGCGCTCGCCCGCTAGCCGGCGCTGTCAGTCTATTTGCTTCAGCTCTATTCCCATGCAAGCTCTCCAACGCAAACTCGCGAAGAGTTTTTACATAATCCAGCACGGCCTGGCTTGCGGTTCCGCCAATCTCTAACAATTTGGCGTCACCCTTTTCACTCACCACCAGTGCGTTAGCGGCGCCCCGTACCATGTTCCCATCAAGCCCCGCCGGTTCGCGTATCAGCAATGTTGGATCACTCGAGTATTTCAATCCACGCCCGGCCTGGCTTAGCTGGTAATCGATCTCGATCGAGGTATCGACAGCGCATCGGAAAGTGCACTGCCCATCAATTTCAGTCCCGCCAGGAAGATTTCGTATCCAGACAATCGGAACGAACCCCAGCCCGTGTCTGACAGTTCGTTTGGGGTCTTCAGCCATGGTGTCTAGCTTGCCCACCTCAATGGGCATATACCAGCGTTCATACTCACGGTCCCACACGCGTTGAAACCAGTAGTTTCCTTGCGGATTATCAACCGTATAGCCCTGCATCCGCAGGTTGGCGCCGCTCACCTTATATCGCTCGCTCACACGGCATAGAGCGTCCGGCTCGTCGACAGCCCACTCGGGATGTAGAAATGGCGTTTCCAAAACATCGATAAATACGCGGCCTTTTAGCACGCGCATCAACAGCGCCACGGAGCCTATACTGCCCCGCAACCCTGCCCCCACCATAACGGAATTCAATCGAGCGTCGCGTACGATCGCCCCCAGAGCCTCTCTCGCCGTGCAATCTGGCGACTCAAAGCTCGGAAAATGTCCCTCACTGAACAGCAACGCAACGCTGTCTTCCACAACAAGTCTTGATAGACCATATCTTACAGATGGCCTACGCTGCCGCAGGGGAATGTACTCGCCGGAGGAGGTCCGCTCTTCATGGAACTCATATGGCAGCGCGTCATAGAAGGTGCCGTTGAGCAGCTTTTGATATATTAAAAGCTGTCTCGTTCGGTCAGAGTAATCACCATCATACGGAGTCAAATCACAGATCGTGCTATACAACCACCACCTCCTCTCATGCGTATGGTGCGCTGCCCGCACATCAAACCGTTAAAAACGCCTCTGCCCGAAGTCCCACATACCTGCGGTAGAAGCCATCATCGCGATAGGATTGTCAGATTGGTGAACCGCGCTGGTGCCGAAATATCGAGAAGCATGCAAAATGCGCGGGAAGTCGCATCAACCTGATCGTCTTTACGTCCTTGCGGGAACGTCGCCAACTCGTCCATGAACGCTGCATTCCAGCCCGCTCGTCGCATAGCCAGGGTTCCGGACGCGATCTGTGATGCCAATGGGGTCGCCCGTGTCACCTTAGATCCAGTCTCCGGCGTCGCCACAACGTGGAAACCAGCCAGTAATTGCGTTAAAAACATAACCTGGCTTTTTCCAGCCTGCCCTGGATCCTGCGGTAGTCCAACAGAAACAGAAACTCCATCCATGCAAGCAGTCGCGCGTATCCTCTTGGCCACCTCTCCCGCCATCGCCCGAAAGCGTACGATGTCGTCGATAAAGATTGCACCATTCTGATCGCGCACCAACTTGACGCCGACCGTCCAATCCGGATCACCGCCGGCCGCGCCCGTTCCCGCCAAATCCCACGCACGCACCGCCGTTCCGTCAGGAATTGAATCGACCACACGCATCAGTCGCAGGTCAAAGATGTTACCACTTTCCAGAAGAGGCGTTTGTTGGAATAGCGCCGAGAATTGCCGCTCACCAAGGCATGCTCGCTTCTCCTCGATCGCTGCCCTATCCTCCCACTCTGGCCACAGTGCAGCGCCCGGCTCTCGCCCCATCGGGTCACCGGTCTCCGCCAAAGCCGGCAGCCGCAGCACGTGCCATCCGCCCTGAGCAATCAAGCGGCCGGCAAGATCGTCACAATGCCATCGGGTCATGACCAGAGCCATTCGGCCTTTCGGTTTTAATCGCGTCAGCAATTCTGATCTAAACCACTCCCAAAGGTATTCGCGCGCTGCAAAGCTTTCTGCGTCTGCAAAAGATTTTATCGGATCATCAATCATCGCCAGATCAGCTCGCCGGCCGGTCACCGCGCCATGCACCCCTACGCCAAAAAATTCACCGCCCTTATCGGTCATGAAACGACCGGCGGCCCGGGCATCCTGACGAACCGTCAGGCCAATCAAGGACCCATTCTCCTGAACGAGCCCTCTGACACCCCGCCCGAAATGCTCTGCCAAACGTGCCGTGTGGCACGCTGCAATCACTGCGCTTCGCGGGTGCCGTAATAGCCACCAGGCCGGAAAGACCGTGCTGGCGTAAGTGCTTTTTGCAGAACCGGGGGGCATCAGAAGCATTAAGCGCCTTGTCTCGCCAGTTTCAAGCTTTTCCAAAGCATCGAACATCAGCAGATGATGTGCTGCAGGAGCCAACTCAGAATTGCGCAGTGCAAATCGAGCCCAGCTATTCAGGCTTGTCGCGACCGTTCTCTCTAAATGACTGTTCTCAATCGGAAGATTTGATGAGTTCATTAAGCCGCCCATCTCCCGCCACTATCGTCCCGACACTTTTGAGAGGACATGTCACAATCGCGGGCACCCACAGGCGACCGCTCGTGCCCTGCCCCTCCAAATGCTCCCCACAGCATACATGCCGCATGGCCCAACTCTCATGTGGACCCATCCAACAGCTGACTTCAGCTGGCAACACCCGCTGCGCTAAAGTCATCATCGTTGAGGAAGTTATACCTATTGTTGGGTTATCTGGGCAAACAAAAAATGTTGCCGGAGCCGAAAAACCTTTACTTCAAGCAGCAATCTTTGTTCGCGAATGCCTCGCGGGTTCGTCCGCAGCGTTCAACACCAGCACCGCTTCGGAGAAAAAGGAAAGAAAGATTTTTGCTCAGATGGATCTGCGATATCCGTCATTACTGAGCGATGTTACGGTTCAGCAATCCAGCAGCACGCATTCGCCTACACAGCTGTTCACGAACGGCGCCAGCACGAGGATCTCGGTTTTGCACACACACTCGCGTCCAAGCTTTCGAGTGGAGTGCCAGATAAGCCGTTGTGAGTCTTCTTTCCTCGCTCAACATAGATCACCTGCCACAGACCTCAATCTCAACGTCAGCAGACGCAGACTGAAACGAACGCCTATGAACACGCGAGGATGCGCTTGCACGCCAAAACCCGGATCGTCAAGGAAAATATACCTAACTATGGGTCATCTGGGCAAGGCAAAAAAGCTGGAGGGCCACACGCACCCACACTCACGCCATGCTAAATGCCCGTCATGCCCCGCACCCTGCTTCTCGCCCTCGCTCTCGCCGCGTGCACCGGCGCCCAGGAAACCCGCCACTACGCTGGCCCGCAGACCCCAACGGCCGGCACCTGCAACCCACCCAGCCGCGCCACGCTCACCCGCCGCGGCAATACCATCATCCTGGCGCCCGCACAGGGAACCCTTGCGCTGACTGGAGAGATTCACGGCACCGATCTCTCCGCCCAAACCACACTTACGGGTGCCGACAAAAAGCCCTACAGCCTCATCTTCACCGGCCACGTCACCGGCCCGGCCATCGCCGGCACCCTCGTCACACCCCGCTGCCGCTACACCCTTGCACTAAAACTGACCGGGGACTGAACGCCACTCTTCCTCAAGGCCCCCACTGCCGCCACGATCATGTCGATCCCTTGGGCATGCCATCGCTGCACCGCCTTGTGGTCGGCGCCCACCACACCCCCCAGCCGCCGCCAGGAAAACAGGTGCCGCTCGGTCACCGGGCTTACCAGGCTTCTCGCCCCCACAATGCGCCGGATCACCTGGCGCTCGCGCGGTATCAGCACGATCCAACCCAGTGCCTCGTCCATCCGCGTGATACGGGAGGCGGATGGAACAGGCGGCCTAACCCGTCCGCCGTCGCCCGCCTGGCTGGCGCCGGCCTCTTCCAACACGTCAAGATGGCTCACCCTCAGGCGGGTCGAATAGCCGGTATTCGGCAAGGCCAGCAACGTCGCACCGGCCTCCTCCAGCCGGTAGACGACAAAGGCGGGGTCCACGTCGCGAGCCTCACGCTGCACATCCCCGTCGAAACCGGGTGCCACATTATCCGATGCAAAAATGTTCATGATTTGTTCCTTAAAGGAAAACCGGATAGGGATACGCCTCGCCTTCAAGAAGCGTGCCCGTCGTCAACAACCCCCATGTCTCCGGATGCCCAGCCTGCCGGGACGGCCGATCCCGCGCCTCTTCCACCAAGGGCGGCGGCGGCGGCAACCGCCGTGCGCCGATCTTGCGCCCCCGCTCCAATACCGTATTCCGCCCAAGACCCATGCGCCTGGCAATGCCATCCCAAGTGGTCCCGGCCGCCCTCAGGCCCAGCAACGTCTCGTCCAAACCCGGTGTCCATTTTATGTGTGCCCGCAC